CGGAATCCATACAAAAGGCAATCGGTTAGCCGACTACCCTCCACCTACGAATGTTTTGAGTAGCTCGAGGTACTACTACCTTCAATGGGTCTTCTCCTGCAGTAGCAACTAAGTTGCGTAGCAATCGAGGCCACCCATCGAGCAAAGATGCACGTTTGACGGCCCTTGGCCCCCAAGCGTACACCTCAACACGATGAGTAGCTTCACGGAATCGCATACGAATACCTGCCTTGATGTTCAAGAACAGGGCTTCCCATGCGGACCGTGCGAGCCTGTGCGGGTAACCGCATCGAACAGTGCCATAGGGGAGTCTTCCCCAGACCCTCTCGACGAGACCGAACAGGTACTCGCCAGCTTTTCTGTACCCTCGCAGAATAAGCGCATTGGCATACTCAGCGTAGGACATCAAAGTGGAGCCATTGCAAGGTTCTCCGATCCACGGAGTGCGAATCTTGAGAGGTGTGACATCGGCGCCTTTACAGGCGTCCATACCACACGACTCACGAAACACACCCCCCGTGCAACACTTACCAACGTTGACGGCTAAGCCGAAAAGTTGGAGAGCATGCACGACAACGTCGGCATACGCCTCGGGGACTATGATGTCGTCCCCATATACGTATACCAACGCCGATGCCTCCTCTAGAGAGAGACGGGAATTAACCCGTACTGCAGCAGTACAAATCGCCCAGAATAAGAGAGCCTCCACGGGGAAGCACAAAGCACTCCCCATTGGGGCGAACTTATTCAGGCGAACGACTCTTCCATCAGGAAGGAGTGTACTACTGGATCGGGAAGCCATAAAAGCGGGAAGAACATGATCTGGAAAGACCATTTCTACCACTTTCGTGGAAACCCGATCAGAGGCGTCCTTGAGATCGAGGGTAGCCCAGCCGGCACCTAAGGAACCCTTAAGTGCCAGTTGCTGGTTTACTGTCTGATCCGTGAAGTTAACATGCCCCTTAGTGAGTCGGTGAGACTCAATAAGGCGGACAAGACTTCGCGATATCCCTTGCTGAACATACTGGAACTCCAGCGGCTCGCAAGAGATAATTCGAGGGCCACGTGAATCTTTCGGTACCAGGACAACGCGAGCTTGCCCCTCATCATGAGGTTCAAGCCCGCGATACCAAGCAAGCCGATCGATAATCTCTCTAGGCCCCCCCACCACGAAGTATTCGTAGTAGGGGAAGATCCGGTGGATACAGGAGTACTTTCGGGAGAAATTCCATTTCTCCTCCAAGCGTTCTCCTGTAGCAACCGCCCCCGGTCCATGTCTCGGTAAAATATCCTTGGGGTTAAACCCTCGGAGTACTTTACGGAGAGCCTGAGCAACGAGAACGACATAACGTCGGTCGGCTCGGCACTCAAAGTTGGAAAATTCGCTATCGGTTGCGACGAAAGAATCGAGCGCTGCTCGTTCCTCAGCCGGCCGAAACGGAAGCTCCAACTTGTAGACAAGGTAGCAAATCTGCCTGATGGCTGATACGCTATCCTGACGCAAATCAGGAACCAGAGAACCATCACTACGGAAGCAACCGTTAAACATACCTTGCAGAAATGCAGGGATTGCTTGGTTCCCATGGGAGTGTTTGAACTCTCTGGGGACAACGAACGGTGCTCCAGCCAGAGCTGCGTCGAACGCCTTGCCTAACTTGGGCAAAGTTTTCGTGCAGAACTGAAGGCCTTCTGCGCGAGTTCTTGACTCGAGAGTCAAGAAATCGCGTTCGAAGGATTTCCGGAGTGAAGGATAGGAGACAGCGAGATCTGAGAAGATTTCGCGGAACAACCCGAGGATAACCTCGGTCTGGCTTTTCACACAACCAATCATAGGTTTGTGTCCAGGCCAGATGGTTCTCTTCCTTCGGCTTTGCCCCTCATGAGAGGAGCACCGCCGTCATCCACAAGAACTAGACTTCGTTATTGAGTAACGCGGTCACGTTCGTAGTGGTCAGCAGGTTCTTCACGAAAGCGATTAGGTCATCGACCATCGCTCTCGTGATAGGACCAGTTCTGGGCATCGCAATCGTCATATTGACGACTGAGCTAGCTGGGCCGGTCACGCTGTCATTCTTGACCTGAGTGAACGAGATAAGATGCTTGTCGGTTACCCGACCATCCTTCCCCGTCTGCGTCTGGTGTTTGATCGACAGAGTGCGCGGTTCGGCCAGTGTAGAGCTAGTGTCCAGGCGAAGCGACCCATCGGGAGATTGTATCTCACGAAAAGTCTTACTCGCAGCTGATGCGTCATTCAACGCAATATCGGAAGAGAATGCCACCTAGATTGGTCCTTTCTGTGCATTGCACAACTGTTAAGATACTAGATTCTTTGAAGAATCATAGCTCCTAACAGCGCCTGCTGTTTTGGATCAGGTAAACTGAAAAGAGAGGAGGCGGCCACGGGGAGACCCGGACTCCGCATGAATCTCCGACATTCGTACCATCCAGTAGGATGCCACTCATTTCTATTGAGTGTATCCTCTCTGTAGAAAACGGCATCTGCTTGTACTTTCCCGGTCTGGGTGTACGAGTAGCACACGTTTTCTAGCCTCACATGACCAGCAAACTGGTTGATGCGAAGGCGATCTACGACGTCCGACAATCGGACAAACCATTCCACGACAAAGCTATATGGAATTGCATTCCATAGAACTCGGGCGGGATTGTCTAGGCCGAATGCCACCCAGAAAGCCTTGAGTGTTGTAAACTCATCATTCAGGCCCTCAAAGTCGTGCCAGTAATAAGCCGACGCATTAAACGTCGCCTTATATTCTGTCAGACTCCATCGGATATCGAGACCGGAATTTCCGGGGTCGAGACCCTTGGGTCGAACGGGAAAATCTCGGGGAGCGAGTGTCCTATGGAAGTGGATTTTGGTCCATTTCTTGTAGGTTCGCTTCAAGTGTTGAATGCGGTTCATCACCACCTTCAACACCGTAGCCAATTTCTTGAGGTCAGAAATGAATGGTAACCATCCATAATTGACTCCAAGAGCTTGATTGGCCCCGAACTTCGCTACCTTAAGAGGGGTTGAATTTCTGTTAAACAGCTTATTCAAATCCACAAATACGTGCCAAAGATTCCGGATCATACCGGGGAGATCTTTTAGCTCGTATAAGAAGTTAGCGAGCGAGATAACTGTGGGAATTGCCTCAGTCCATTGCTGGAAACAGGCAGCCCCGCAGGCATCAAGTTCCGACTGAGCTGGGGGAGGAAAGAAGGTATTGTAGTCTATATAACCGTTTCCCCACGAGATAATTCCTTGTCTCGCGTTCGGCGGTACATATAGACCCCCCGGTGCATAATACGTCCAGTCGACGGGCTTTAAGAAGCCTTTAAACTGTTCGTGAAACACCGGCTTAATGGGAGCCTTAGAGTCGGTCCAGTCCGCTATAGCGGACCAGGCCCACCAGACACCATTAACACCTGAACCGGAGTGAGAAAAACTACCATCAGACGTACGGTACGCCTCAAAGTAGTATGGCTCATTCCGAGCAATCGGGCGGGTACGATACCTATCCACGGGAGTGCCAACTCCTTCCTTCGTGTGGGCGAAAG